TTTTTATCCTCCTTTTATATAAATGTCTAATGAGATTATTATTCCCATGGCTGAAATCGATGATGAAATACTGTTTTTCATTAAAAAAATAAATAAAGATATTGGTTTTTGCTGGTATAAACGTTACATTTATACCGCGTTTTGGTCTAATATTTCTACCCCCATAAATCTCTCCATTATCGTGTTAACAGCGCTTACAACGGGACAAAACGCCACAAAATCTATAATAAGTGATAATACTTCCACTATATTAGGTGTCGTTGTTCTATTTGTGTCTATTTTCAATACGTTTTTTCGGCCAAACGAACAATTGGTGCATAATAAAAAAATTAAGGAATCTTGGACGGCTATGGGTCAGACGTTTGACGAAATCTACTATAATCGTATGCAACATACTCTCTCGGAAAAATTGGTCCGGTTAAATCAACTACACGCGTTATTCAAAAATATGTCCGAGTTAAAAAGAAAAGATGATAATAATTATCTCATAGATTTTTTGTATTTGATTATAAGAGTTTTTTGTATGTGTAATAATGTGGATTGGGTAAATATTAACAAAGCGATAGATGAAGATAAACAACGGCGGGAAGAACGCATCGAACAAGAATTGGTAAAGAGGCAGTCCATTTACATACCCAAAAAAAATAGATATTTGGAAAATAATAAAAAGTTGGATTCCCGGATAAAGGTAGAGACCAAGCCTCCGGTAGAGGGCAAACCTTCGGTAGAGGCCAAGCCTTCGGTAGAGGGCAAACCACCAGTGGTAGAGCACATTATAGAATCCACACTCTAGGTTCTAGGCTCTAGGCTCTAGGCTCTAGGTTCTAGGCTCTAGGCTCTAGTCAGCTCATTATTCTTCTAGTACAAATTTAATATTTTTCCTTTTACCTTTCACTTTCATAGGATTAACCGGGGGTGGGACGGCTTTCACGGTGGCTAAAACTTCTTCTTGCACCCGCTTAGTCTCTTCTTCTTCCGTCTTTTCTTGAGCCAGGGTGCGATTGGTTAAACCCAAAAAGACATTTTCGGTATCCACCTTTCGCACCTTCTTATAGATAAAATAGCGATTCAGAAAGGAAATTTGGCGCTCACCAGCAGTCATATTAGGGGCCTCTTTAAACTCAGTTTTTAAGCGGGAATTGCGTTTAATATCCTCGTTCATTCTCGTAAATAAATCATTAAATAGGCCGGTACTCTCAGGGATATTGTGGCCTTTTAATTCCTCCCGTTTTAACAAGACAAACCCATAGTTTTCGAGGAGTTGGGTTAAATATTCATAATTTACCAAATACTCGCGAAAGGTCTTATTAATCGATTCTTGATACACATCGATACCGTAACCTAGACAACTAACATTATCTTCAAACTCCTCGCGATTATACCGTTTGGTCACTTCCCATATTTTGGTTTGCTCCACTCCTTCTTCAGCCATAATGGTCGTATGGTCTCCCTCTTTCAACTTTCTTAAGAGATTAAATATGACTTTCCCGTCGTAACTGGTGCCGATAAAATAGCCGCCCACCTTGGTCACTTCCGACACATTGCGTAAAAAGCTTTGCAAAGTCTCATTATTCTCAAACATGTAGTGAATGGCAAATTGGATGGAACAAATATCAAAACCGTCTGTACCGATACCGTATGCTTTATACACACCCTGGCCGAGAGCTTTGGCATCCTTGGGGCCTTCCCCAAACACTGCTTTGGTGATTTGTTTATCTTTGTCGGAATACAGCGCATTTCCTGACCGAAGATTCACACTCGAATTGCCGTTGACAAAGAGGGCGTCTGGCATGTGCTTAAAACTTTTCTTATTGCGCAAAAAGCGGGCACAAGCCCCATCTAAACGGTTTTGAATATTATCGCGCGCAATATCCACGCCAAAGACGAATTTCAGATTGGCGCTAATCCATTTGGGGAAATCCCCGCCCTTGCCGACCGCCAAATCAATTAAGGTATCACCACGTTTGGCGACACTATTCAAGAGGGATTTTTTCACGTACCGGTTGTGAAAATCGCGCAAAGCTTGGGTGCTAGTTTTATTGGACGTGCGGTTATAATACACGTCATCGTCGTCGACGAGTTCGGTCGGGATATTCAGCCCAGTAGTAATCATCTCTTGTGTGATGGGGTTATGAATGGTGCGCCAATTACTATTCGCGACGTGATAGGCATTCCCAAAGTTTGGCAACCCGGCGCGAAATTCTTCCGTTTTATCATAGCGCACTTTCAAGGGTAGCCAGCGCCATTGTTCTTCCTTGGTAGCGTCATAACTGAATTCCACAATCATATTATCCTCAATAACCTCTTTGTTTTCCGTTAACATTATTTTCTCTCCATTTACCCCGTTGTCCAAGAGAATATTGGTTATGCCCGCATTTACATCAGACGGTTGCGTCGGGTAAAATTGCACGGGTTTATACGTATCTTCATCATCCAGGTCCCCGCCAAACGTCGGCAATTTCGCATCAATCACGTCTTGACACGGATTAATATACCCGTGTTTATTTTCATCAAATCCCACCCGCAATATCACGGTTTTAAATTGTGTCAGTTGTGACGCCTGATTCATGTCAAGCCCGGTTTCAAATTTATTCCCCACGTAATCCCCCCCATTGGCGAGTTTTTTCACACTAATTAAGAAGTCGACGGTATTCTGTTCAACGGGTTTCCATTTAAAGGAGTAGTTCCACGTGCTTTTCAATGGTTTGACCTGCTCGCCGACACGATTTGCGCCGACGCCGAGGTGGGCCGGCGTAAAAATGAGGCCGTCGGTATGATACTCGAAGAGCCCATCGGCCACTTTTTTCAAAATCAAGTCGCACCCTTGAAAGATGGTTTGGTTGGCGCTGACGGCGTGGAAATTCTTGTGCTCGATGCGGAGGGGCGACGGTAAGGGCGTGGCCGACTTATTCCTTTTCACTACCGATTCGGGCAACAATTTTTTTATGGTACTGATTAAAATCGGTAAACGAAAATTATTCAGGTCGGTTTCTTTCGTCGACGGTGTATTCGACGGTGTATTCGACGGTGCATTGGCGGGGGGTAGAAAGGCCTTCATCCGGACATTCTCGCCTTTTAAATAATATATGTCAAACGCCGTGTAAAGATTGATAAATTTGCGCTCTTTATTATAGAGAATATGTTCGCCGTCTAATAAGGTATTGAACAAATCTTTATTCCGGGTCATCGAGCCCGTAAATTGGATGTTCATATTTGTATTTATTAAATACACTTTCCCTGTCTCGGGGGCAATATAGAGTAATTTCCGGTCGCCGTCGGCTTTATCCGTGACGGTATAATTTTGATTGATATTGGGTACGTCGGAGTCAACCTGACCCTGGCCCTGGCCCTGACCCTGCACGGGCATAATATTAGGCATCTCCAAGGTATAAGAGGAGGGCCCCACAAAATTCTTCGGCAAGACCCGTAAGTTTTGCAAGTCTTGTTCACTAACTTTTTTCCGCTCTTTGCGGTCGGGGTGCCACAAGAGTTCCATATACTCATAGGCAATCAGTTTCAGTTCACTATACGCCACCGGATAATTGGTCATTTGTAAGCCCGACAAAACGTACTTTACGACGCGATTAATGGCCGCGTTTAATAAGGGAGGAGTGCTAAAAGGCGTACCAATCCCGATAAGATAATTGAGACATTCAATCTCAATTTCATATAAGGATGGACTGGTTAAAACACCCGCATCTTGAAAGTTGTATTCGGGTATATAGAATTTCCCCTGCTTCCTCGACTCTTTTACAATACTCAAATCAACTATGAAGGGTAAATCGGGGTGGCGCAGGCTGTAGCGATTTAAATATCTAAACGTTTTTCGGTTATCATTCCATTTTTCCACGGTATCTTTGACGAGATTTTCCGAGGGTTGCAGTTTATATTCTCTACTCAAGGTTAAACGAAAATTATAATCATCTACATTTACGGGGTAGATTGGTTGATTTTTCTGTTTAAAAGCTTCTTTTTGCATGAAAGCTAAGCCTCCGTCAACAATACTGTCTAGTCGATTCGTTTTACAATAGGTTTGTATGTTATGCAGGCCATTTATTTCTGTACGTAAGTTGGACATGCGTACTTCACCTGTGCTAGCGTCGGTATATTCCGTTTGAATACGTAATAAATGCTTATTATTCCCTTGCGCGGTGAAGCCATGAGATAAGAGAGTTTGAATGACATTCCCGTAGTCTATGCGATTTATTTGTTTAATGCCTCGAGTGCCGAATTTGGCCTCTAATTCTAATTCAGTATTGGCGCCAACCTTGAATAAGTTGTCTAAATAAACTTTGATTATATCGGTTATATCCATATTTCTATTAGACATCTTGTATATATTATATAATCTTAATATTTCTATTAGGTTTAATCAATTTTATAAACATACTTTTTTAAAAAAAGTATAGCAAAAACGTACTTTTTTAAAAAGGTTGAGCCAAAACAACCTTTTTGAAAAAGGTTGAACCAAAACGTACTTTTTAAGAAACAACCTTTTAGAAAAAGGTTGAGCCAAAAACGTACTAAATTTAAGTCATAATAATACACTTATATTCGGTATTATTATGTATGTTTGTTTAATATTTTTATTATGACGAATACCGACGTCTTTTTGACGAATGTCGACGTCTTTTTGACGAATGCCGATGTCTTTTTGACGAAAACATGTGTTTTTTTATTTTTCTTGTAAATCTGCCAATATGTTCAACTGGTTTCATAATTGTATTTAATCCTTTATCTGCTATTGTTTCCTTATGTCTTACTTTTCTCCTATGTGTGACTGTTTCTTTTTGTGCGATGTTTCCCATTATAGATTATATTTAGAAAAAAAATATAAAAATAAATTATAAAAATAAAAATAAATAAAAATAATAAATAGAAATATAATAATAAATATAATTATACATATATTTATAATTTTACTAAAATATCTTCATACAAATCTTTTTTAGTCTTACTTTTACCTAAGGTATTTTTCAAAGGTATTTCCAATTTTTCACAAATGTCTTGCAGGTCTTTCAAAGTGTACGCTGACGGTGCTTTTAAGGGTTTTTGTGCGTTTTCAATATACCAATGAGTCTGTGTAATAGTGTCTAATACACTCTCTTCGTAAAATAACGCGTGTTCTTTTTTATTATTTTGTTGGATAATATGTTTCTTAGCCTCGCCATATAAAAACTCACAATATTTCTTCCCGTAAATATAAGTAAGTGATACTTTATATACGAGACATAGTACTTGTAACCCTTTTAAAGTAATTTGTTCCTTATTAACCAGTTCATCTTCGATTTCATTGATTTTTAATTTCAACTCTTTAATTTCTTTTTTCATCGTGCGCAGTTTTTCTACAGAACTAATTTTAAAGGCTTTTTCCAAGGCGTAATGCCCCGTGCGATGCATTTCATATTCGCTAAATCCATGGAGTAAAACGTAAAAACACCAAAAAAGTTTGTCTTTTTGAAAAGGTATAAAAGATTCGGAGGTTTTTCTCTCTACTTTAGTGGGCTCGGCAAGTTTCGGGGGCTCGGCGAGTATAACGGGTTCGGCAAGTTTAACGGGTTCGGCAAGTTTCACGGGCTCGCCAAGTTTCACGGGCTCGGCAAGTTTCACGGGTTCGGCAAGTATAATGGGCTCGTCAAGTTTCGTGGGCTCGGCAAGTATAATGGGCTCAGCAAGCACGGGTAAAGCTCGTTCTAACACTACAATGCATTTATTATAACTATGCATATTTTTATTAGAAAACATATATTTCTCTAATCCTCTAAGTAAGGCAGTATCCATGATGTATCGCTATATATTATACTAGATAGGCTTTATTAGGATTTATGTAAACATTTACATCAAGAAAAAAACTCTTGCTCAATTTGTTCTTGTTTATGTTCTATAGTATGTAAATGCTTCTGCTGTACGTCGACATAGTTTAAAAAATCTTCTAATTGTTTCATGACATTATCATCTTGCTCGGTTAAATTTATAAAAACACCATTATTATTTTCATTCATTTTAATGGTTTTAATCTTACTAAGTATCATTAAAGCTTCTATTTGATGGTGTTTTGATAACGCTTCTATGCGTTCTTTAATCTCTGTCTTACTCAACATTTTTATAATATAAGAATATATGTTTATATTATTATTTAACAAGTATATTTAACAAGTATATTTAACAAGTATATTTAACAAGTCTATTTATTCGTTTTCAATTATAAACTTTTTCTTCACGGGGGCTTTCTTTTTCAAGCCAGTCTCTTTTGCAAGGGAAGACGCAGAGACCAAAGCCTTCTTAGGATTCAACTCGGCAATAATCGAAATGTATTTATCATTTAATTCATAGCGTTGACCGATAACTTTGACCACAATCTCGTCCTTTTCTTTCACCTCCGAGAAATAAGGAGTGGTATAATGATGGTCTCGGGCTACAAATATCACCACCGGACTCGGCGAATCACTCGTTTCGGCGCGAATCCCCGCCTTGGTAATATTCTTGGCAATGCAGACAATATTCATGCCTTCGACGGGTGAACATATACCACATTCATAAGCCACTTCAAAGGCTACCGTGGCCCCGTGCACTAATCCACTCGAATACGTCATAATTTTCGTCGAACCGGGCTTCACGTAACCTTCTACAATACATTTACCTTCAATGTCTGCGGCAATCATTCGCTCCAAAGTTTGTTTTATATTACTGCCGATGTTCTGGATATTGACGTGAATTTTCTTGGTAATGAGGGCATTGCTAAATAACGGTGTATTATCTTCTTTTGCTGGCATTTTTTTTATATAAGCCATGATTAGTATATATAATATTACATATTTAAATCTATTCAATTTTATAATCTATTCAATTTTATAAACTATTTAATTTTGTAAACTATTTAATTTTGTAAACTATTCAATTTTGTAAACTATTTAATTTTGTAAACTATTTAATTTTGTAAACTATTTAATTTTGTAAACTATTTAATTTTGTAAACTATTTAATTTTGTAAACTATTTAATTTTGTAAACTATTTAATT